TGCTGTAAGTAAAGAGTACCTGTACCCACATCACTTATATAACTATTAGCTCCATCATGATAGATTTCTAGATCACCACCAGTACCATAAAGAGTTTTGATGTTATCATTGAAGGTAATATTACCTGCAGTCTTAGTTGCTGCTGTATCTGTATAAATAAGGTTAGCACCAGTAACATAGGCATCTACCCATGCGGTACCATTATACAGCCGCATCTTTTCATCAGTGCTATTAAAGTACAAAGCACCTGCTACAAGAGCATTTCCATCATTATCAGTAGAGGAATCTGAAGTTTTTACCCCAAGATACCTATCATCAAAGCTATCGTAGGCTGCTAATGCACTATCTCTAGCTGCTTCGGCTGCTACTTGAGCAGAATCTGCGTTAGTTGCACTAGTTGCTGCGTTAGTTGCACTAGTTGCCGCATTACTTTCACTAGTAGCCGCATTAGTTTCTGAGGTTGATGCATTATTTTCGCTTACAAGAGCTGCTGCTGCTGAAGTTGCCGCATTTGTCTCTGAAGTCGCAGCATTTGTTTCTGAAGTAGAAGCATTACTTTCACTTGTGGCTGCATTAGCTGCCGAAGTTGCTGCAGCTGTAGCACTGTTACCTGCATTTGTCTCTGAAATAGAGGCATTTGAGGCGCTTGTGGCTGCATTTGTAGCACTTCCTGCTGCTTGAGTAGCACTCGAAGCTGCCCCTGAAGCACTGTTTGCTGCTTGAGTAGCGCTTGTAGATGCATTTGTTTCTGAAGTAGAGGCATTAGTAGCCGAAGATGCCGCATTGTTTGAGTAGGTTAATGCATTGCTTGCGTATGTCTGAGCAGAGCTCTCACTAGTTAACGCATTGGCTGCACTAGTCGCTGATGAAGTTGCACTTTGAGAAGCTGCTGTTGCACTATTTGCTGCATTGGTTTCACTAGTAGCTGCATTAGTTTCACTAGTAGCCGCATTTGTTTCACTAGTTGCAGCATTAACTTCACTTACCCCAGCATTAGTTGCTGCTGTTTGAGCAGCCTGTACTAAACTATTAAGCGAACCTTCAATACTAGTAAGATCAGTAGCATCTACTGTATTAAACAAACCACCAAGAGAACCATCGTCAGTTGCACCAACATTATTAGTGGTATCTGGACTTGCAGGTGTAGCCATTAGATTAACCCTCCTGCACTATAACTCATTTGAATATTACCGCCAGATGCACTGCGTTTATTATCTTCATCGTTAAGTTCGTCAATTTCTTGACCAAACATAACAAAATATTTTTGTGCTTGCTCATCATCTTGAAGATAAGCAAATATTTCTCCCAATGCGCCCATAAGAAGAATACGTTCATTTTCATCTCTAAGCCAATTATAAGCCTCTTGACCAATATAATAAGCACTAGTAACTGTACCACCAGCTGCATTTGCCTCTGCTTGTGTAGCATAAGGAGTGGTTACACTTCCTACTGTAGAAAACCAAAGTTCTACTGCCCCAGCTACGCCTTGACTAGATACATCAAGTAATCCTGCTGTGTAGTTAGTTGGTGTTACATTATACAAAGCATCCAAGGCAGGAAGTCTACGATAATAGTGTAATTCTATTTTATCTGGAATACCTGTTACTGCAGCATCTCGGAAACCTGGAGATAATTCAACTGAATTTCCTTTTCGAGTCCAATAAGCTGTATAATTATATTTGTCGGCAGTCCAATCATTAAATGTTCTCAAATCAGTTTTTTCATTAAAGACACGAGTTGGTTGCCCATTAGAGTCTATTTCTCTGATTTGAATAAATTCGATTAAATCAGAAGGGATAGTTAATTCTGTTTTACTAGCAACAAGGTTATTACCTGCGGTTGTTGCTGAAATAAGCGAAGCAGAATCATAAGTTATTGTATTCTCAAGCGCAATAACCCGTAACTTTCGATATGCTTTATCAGCTGCATACCTTAAGCAATCTTGAATTATACTATCGCTAAGAACTGTCGAGTCTTTGTTAGCCCAATCCCTTACTAGGCTAACAAACTGCGTGTAAGTTCTTGCCATCAAAACCTCCTAATTAAGTGTTAACTAGCAAGTCTGAGTATTCTGACATAAGGATCTTTTTAAGCTTTTTAAGATTATTTGGATCACGCATAAAAGATGGATCATGCAAATCTAATTTATGATCTTGAAGAATTTTAATAGCTACAATATCAGGGATAGTGGCTAACTTACGATAACCGTCTTTCCTAATTCCATAGTAGTCTTGTTTTTCTCTTTCAAGTTTTGCGTGTTCAATATATTGACTAACGTCTTGTCTAGCTTCCCAGTTATTTGTATCTAGGTCATATCCTGCATTAATACTCTTGCTTGCACCTACAGTATTACTGTAAAATTTAAATTCACTTTCTTTAGCCATGTCCTCGTTTCCTTAATTAAGCTGGTTCTGTATAAGCAACAAACCTTCCACTTTTTCCAATGTAACCCAATTGTGCGCCTGTCGGTGCAGCTGTTGGTGTAGCACCTGTCGCTACAGTAGGGGTTCCAATATCGAGATGAGTTAGTTTATAACCAGTAGCGCCTGAAGCTGCAGTGCGCCATACACATGTTTCTGCGGGGTAAGTATTCCCGTTAGCAAGTTGAATAACTAGCATTTACTGTACTCCTTTTATTAATTAACGGCAGTTATAAATTTTACCACCTGATTTCTTATATACCGGATCTTCTTTAAGCATTGATGGTCCAGTGCGTTCACGGTTCATTGCGTGTTTAGGGTCTGCCTTATGCCGATAACCTTTTTTCTTTTTGTAATCTTCAAATGCTTGAGATTTACTTTTAGGCATTGACATTTTTTTGCGTTCTTTAATTACAATTGGCATTAATTTCTCCTTATTTACCTAAGATCTGTCTAAGCGTATAATTAGCCCTTTCAGGTGGTGTTCTACCAGCAGGGCTTGCTTCATAGCGCTCTCTAGCCCTTTTAGCTACCATTCCTTCTTTTCCCATTTGACGAAGAGCCTCCATTGCTTGTGCATTGGCTGAACCAGTACCACCATACATTTTATCATATTCTGCACGTTGTGCAGCAGAACTTGGAAAAATATTGCCTCTTAAACCATAACCTGTATTACGATTATAATCAGGATTAATTTTAGGTTCTTTTGGTATATTAATTGTTTTTCTAGGTGGTAGATCATAAACTTGACCAAGCGCATCAATATCTTGTCCTGGTCTAGGAACTCGCATATTGTTTCCTTTTTCAGTAGCACGATCTCGGAGAGGAGAAGCTAAACTATCTCTAAAGCGTTTATCTAATTCTTTTTCCATTTCAGAGACAGGCATATTGACAGACTCATCCATTGTATAGTCGTCACTAAATCCTTTAGCCATTTTATACTCCTATATTAAAAATAGGGGAGACCCTGTTAAGAGCCTCCCCAATATTTCTAGTTAAGACCGTAGATAGCACCACAACCCTTCGGGTTACGAACTTCCAAGGTGAGTTCTTCAACCATCATGCCAACAGTTGAGTCACCTTTCTGGCCTACATCAACTTCCTGCATAGGACGCAGTGTAGCAATATTGAACCACATTGGATCATAGATCAGTGCGGAGAAGTCTTTGACTTCGGTAGTCGCTGCAAGATTTGCAGGAGTAGAGTTCGAGTTAATAAACTGAACAGCATTTGACAAGCCCATGATGTAGTTAGGAACTACCATGATGTCGCCAAAGTCAGACATATATACGTCTACAGACTGACGCAGCTTACCATCAGCATCCATGTTACGGCGAACACCAGTGTCACCGACCATCAGGTCAGAGAAGTCACGGCGAAGCTTTGGAGATACCATGATGCGGCTAGCTTTACCACCTTCCTGATAAATCTTTTGCATAACTTCGTCAATGTCTGACAAAGCCAATGCACCTTTAGTTGGTGCTGCAGTAGTTGTCAAGGAAGAACGAGTAACAGCAGTACCATCTGCAGTAGTTGCAGGCGCTGCCCACTGACCTACATAGTTGACGGTTGAACCAGAGTTAATAAACGACTGGAAACCACCAGCTGAGCGAGCGTTTGAGTTTTGAGAACCAACAGCATTTGATACGTTGAATGAGTGAACCATATCATGTTCAACATCACGGCGCAGTTCAGTACCACGCTTTTTGAGCTGATAGGCATACTCATCTGCTACACCAGCTTGGTCAACTGCGCGGCGTGTGCCAGATACAGCAATTGTTTTACCATTAATCTGAGTGTAGTTACCCAAGCGAGTGCGATTAGGTCCATCAGTTGCGAACTTAGTACCAACAGCAGGAGTTGCAGTTGCACCACCGCTTGCTGGCTCAAGGAAGTCCTGACCCTCTGGAATCCGGCTTGAGCCTGGAGCTTCCAGTGTGTCTGTTTGCCATTCATGATAAATAGCAGTAGCTTTTGTCTTACCAATAGAAGACAAGAAAGGAGTTTCATCACGAGTAATCATCGTGATAAAGTCGGCAAGTGCCTCACGCTGTGAGACGTCTTTACCAGTGCCACGAGCTGGACCGGCTGGTCCACCTACGCCACGTACACCAAGTACATTAGTCATTTTAAATTACCTCCAACGGTACTAAAGATTTAAAGAGCGTTGTGCAAGACCTCGGAGAAAATCCATTTGTTCAGCTTCAGTTGCATTTTCACTAAAAGCACGTTCTCTAATTGACTTTTCTTGTTGTGCTTTTCGTTTAGCTGCAGGTTTAGCTTTTTTAACTGGTGCTCGTTTTACAGATGCAGTTTTGCGTTTTGCTTGACCTTTGGCAACACCTTGTTTTAGTCGCCGATAATCATCTACAAACTTTACAATAACTGGATCTGCAATTGTATCTAATATTTCAGGAGCAATTCCTTCTTCAATTGCAAACTCACGAATTGACATAGCTGTCTTTTCGTTAAAGTCTGGAATCATTTCAGGAATAACAGAATTAAAATATTCAACTTGTTCTTTCCAAGCTGCTTCTTGTTGCTCTTGAAGTTTAGACTCAACAGTATTTATAATACTTTCTCGTTGATTTCGTGCATCCCAATATTTCTTTTGGATTTGTTCACGTTTGTCTTTTAGTTCATTAACCTCATAAGTATCGCCTTCTTCACGAGCCTTTTCAATTTGAGATTCAATTTCATGATACTGTTTAGCAAACGTTTGTTCCTGCGAGTATAGAATTGCAGAAGATGCTTGTGCAGTCTTTTCAATATCACCTAGTTTAGTTTGATATTCTTCTTCCAATTCTTTTCTTGCTTCACCAATTTCACGACCCTTCTTTGATAGATGTTGTTCAGTAGAGTAACCTTTAATAAGGTCACCAAAGGAAACTTCTGTTTCTTCGCCATCAATTTTGACAACAACTTTTGCTTCCAAGTCGAGGTCGTCCGTAGAATAAACATCAACATCTTGGGTAGACTCATCATCCTCAGTTTCTGTTTCTTCTTCGTCTTCTTCAACTTCTTCTTCAACTTCTTCAGTATCGTTTTCCTCTGACGCTTCGGGTTCGTCTTCGTCAGATTCTTCCGTGTCTACTTCAGGGATTTGCTCATCGGGTAAAGATTCTTCATTGTTTAAAAAAGCTGTGCTTTGAAGAATGTTATCCAGCATTTCCGCTTCTGTTTGACCACCAGTAGCGGTAGAGTCATCCAATTGGGTAGAGTCTACTTGTGCTTCTGCCATCATTAAGCCTCCTTCTTATTCGGCTGCTTTTTAGAATTTATTTTATTTTCGTAGTGTTTTTGTAGGTTAAGCAGTTCTCCTAGCGTTCCAGCATTTATTTTTGTTTTGCCACCACTACGCATTGAATCATATTCTAGCGTATTAATCATTTCTTTAATATTATTTAGAATACGTTCGTAATCAATTTCTCTCATCATTGTCCTCCGTTATATGTGGAATGTTTTTGCCGTACATTTCA